ACACCATGCCGTTAGATGACTTTATCCTTGTAGCAAAAAGATGGAAGCATGAAGCACAAGAGTTAAGAAGAGAGTATGATGACCAATGGAGCAAGAACATTAGGAATGTTAGAGGTATCTTTGATGCAGGAGAAACAGAGAAATCAAAAGTTAGAGGAAGAAGTAAATTATTCTACAGGAAAATATGGGCTATCTCTTGGAGAATACTTGCGTCATTCTACCAGATATTCCTGCGAGACCCCGAAAACTTTAAGATTGTCGGTAGAGATGCACAAAACGATACGTTGAGTTCTAAGGTGTTACACTTCATTACTAAGTGGCGCTATGAACAGATGATGAGAGTAGATAGTTTATTTACTCAATTCATGTGGGCGTTTCAGGATATTATTAATCTTGGATTTTGTGTGGGTAAATTCAGATGGGTATTAAATGAATATGAGGATAAACCTGAATTTGTGTTATATCCACCTGAACAAGTCTGGCATGATATGACTACTGCTGTTAAAGAGAAAAAGAAATACATCATATTTGAGAACTGGTCTACTAAAGATGAACTAATGCAGTTAGGGTATGATGAAAGTAAAATAGATAAACTTGAACCACAGAACCCTGAAACTAATCTTGTAAGACAAACAAGGTTTCAGAATCAAAAAGACCCTTTACAGAATCCAGGCGAGAACGAATATCCACTTGGCGGTAAACATCAAGAAGCTAATAAGAATGAAGTTATAAAAGCAGAGGATAGGTTTGTATGGTTTGAGGTATTCTATAAAGAGGATGGTAAGTGCTTCTTTGCTTCTTACTCTGGTGATGAGATATTAAGAGAACCAGAAGAGTCTGTATATGGAAGACGTTACCCTGTAGTTATGGGTCAATGTTTAACTCTATCCCATAAGGCTATGGGTGAGGGTTTTCCAGAGCCGCTTGAAGATGTACAAGCGTCTATCAATGCACACCTTAATCAGAGAAAAGATAATGTATCTTTGGCTTTAAACGGCAGAACCATTGTATCACGATTTGCGAATGTTGACTTAATGTCTTTGACACGCTCCAGAGCAGGTGGTGTTACATTGGCAGATGATGTGTCAGGTGTGATTGATAGACCTTTTAATAATGTAACACAGTCAGCTTATGCAGAATCAGCAGCAGATGATATTATGATGCAAGAGATGTCTGGTGTTACGCCACAAAAGCAAGGGCAGGGAGAGGAAATAAAAGCCACCGTAGCACAAATTAATTTAGCAGAGTCCAATGCGAAGATAGATTTGTTTGCTGCTATCGTGAAAGAGACATTTCTAATGGACTTCTTCTCTACACTTGCCTCACTTATACAGCAGTTTGAAACTAATGAAACTGTATTTCGTGTAGCTAATGAAAACTTTAGAGAGAAAGGTGAGTTTGCTAACTCTGATTTAGATATATTTGATTTAGGAGATGAAGTAGATTTACAACTTAATGTAGGGTTAGGTGCTGTAGGAAGACAGTTTGAGATAGAACAGAATATGTTAGCTATGGATAGAGCTAATATGTCTAACCAAGCTATGATAGGATTGTTACAGTCTGGTGCTATCCCTCAATCAGAGGTTAGGTTAGTAGATACAACAAAGTTCTTTGAAGAAATACTACCAAAGTTAGGTCATAAGAATGTACAAGACTTCTTCTTTAATGTAGCACCAGCACCACCTCAACAGCAAGGTGGGTTAGACCCATCATTAGCAGGAGCAGGACAACCTGTAGTTGGTGGAGCAGGTGGTGAACAAGCAGGGAGGTTTGGTTTACAATAATGGAAATAGATGATTTAAACCAAGAAGACTTAATAGAGAAATTAGGTAAGTTTGAGGATTTAGTAAAGTTACAGAATCAACCAGAGTTTGATACATTATTGTTTTACTTTCGTGTGGTAGCTGATAGAGCTTTAAAAGAACTGGTTTTAAAAGAAGGGTTGTCTCAAGAGAAACAAGCGGAGTTAAAAGCTATTATCAAGGTGTGTAAGTATGAATTTGAAGCTCTACCATCATGGTTAAAGAATCAAGCGTTACTTGCAAAACAAGAGTTAGATTTTAGAAGAGAGCATGGAGTTCTTGAATTAGAAAATAAAACTTGACAATATTATGCAAGTAGGTAGAATAATATTTAATCGGTATCCTGAACCGTTATCAGGAACGTCAAGCGAAACACTTGTAAAACTACTAAAGGAGGCTTTATGCCGAAGAAGAAACAAGAAACACCAACGGAGACCTCAACCGAAACAGAGGAAATAGCAACAACCAAGGATAACACAGTAGTTCCAGAGACTCCTGCTGAAAGTGGAGAAACAGGTGGTTTATCTCAAAGGGAACAGATTTATGCAAAGTATGCAAAAGGAGAGGAAGAAAAAACTAAAGTAGGGGAGTATAAGAAAGAAGATGCTCCTAAAGAAATTAAACAGGAAGATAAGACTGTACCTCTTGGCGCATTACATGAAGAGCGTCAAAAACGTAAGGAACTTCAAGCGAAGGTTATTGACTTAGAAGTACAGGTTAAAGAGTTATTAGAGAATAAGAAATCTCAAGATAACCCTGATGACTTTGATGACTTTGATGATGAATACATTGATGACTATGACGAAGAGTTAATCAAGGAAAGAAAAAAAACAGAAGATTTAGAGGCGAGACTCAAGAAGATAGAACGAAAAGAAACACAGAGTGAGGCTCAAAATCAACAAGCGGAAGTAAATAAGAAAGCTAATAAAGTCCATGACGAGTTAGCAGAAGAAGGTTATGATGGATTTGAGGCATTCATTCCACAGGTTAAACAACATATATATGACCTTATATTGCAAGAGCCAGATGCACAGGAGTATATTGATGGCAGGAAAGTTCTCGCTTTAGATAACCCTGAAGGTTGGAAAGAGATTTATAGGGAGCATATATATCCAAAAGTCAGAAATGTATTTGATAGCAAAGATAAGGCTGATTTAATAAAGGAAAGAAAAGAACGAAAAGGAAGAGCAGCTTTATCTGGTAGCTCTGGTGGAAAGCCAAAAGCGTCAGCAACAGTAGATGTCAATAGTTTATCGCCAGAAGAGATGCACAAACAGTATATGCAGATGCGTCAAAATAGAGGTGCTGCAGTCTAATCTTCCAATATTGGGAGGAATTAGACAATGGCGAACGAGATGTTATGGGCAAATCACTCAGGTGTTTTGACCAACAACAAACTTAATCAGTTTTTCCAGCGTTCTGCACAACCGTTATTTAAGTTTAGGCAGTTCGTAGATGTTAAGGAAGCATTTGGAAAACAAAGAGGTCAGTCAGTCAACTGGCTGAAAGTTGCTAATGTTGGTACTATGGGTGGAAACTTAACCGAAACCAACACCATGCACGAAACGACTCAGGCTTTAACATGGGGTACGCTTACGGTAGCTGAAGTAGGTAACTCTATTCCATTTACCTTTAAAGCAGAAGCATTGTCTGAATTTGATGTACAAGAAATTGTTAGAGGTGGAATGCTTGATGATGCTGCAAAAGTATTAGACGGTAAAGTTGAGAGAAGGTATAATGAAACGAAGTTACGCTTTGTCGGAACTTCCACTACCGCCCACACTCTTACTACTAACGGTACTGCTACTGTTACTAACACTTCAATCTTAAATTCTCGCCATGTAAGAAAGATGAGACTTGAGTTGGAGAAGAGAAATGTTCCAGCATACGAAGGTGACTCTTATGTATGTATTGCTTCATTGGAAGCCTTAGAGTCTCTTGAAGGAGCTATGGAAGGCGTAAATCAGTACACCGAAACTGGTGTTGATAAGATTTACAACGGTGAGGTTGGGAGGCTTCATGGTGTAAGGTTCGTTAAGGATTTCTACGCTTCACGGTTTACGATTGATGCTGATGCAAGAACTGCTACAGCTAAATCATGGACTACAGGCAACTCACTTGATGCCTATATGTTTGGAAAAGGTGTCGTAAGAGAAGCCGTTGTTGTACCAGAGGAAATTCGTATGAAGGTTGTTACTGATTACGGAAGGTCTAAAGGTATCGCATGGTATTTCTTAGGTGGATGGGCGTTGGAATGGAACACTGAGGCTGATTCAAGAATCATTAAGTGGGATTCTAATGCGTAGTGTTTTTTTAAATTAACTTATAACATAAGGAGGTGACATATCATGGCTTATGATGATATGGTTGTTATTACTTACTCTTGGGGCGAAATAGATTTTGGTGCTGGCAGTGATGCTGTTGCTATCAAAGGATATGGAGGCAAGAAGGGTAAAATCCTAGACATTGGCGTGTCTGTAACCGAAACTTTTAATCAGGTTACGACCCCTGCATATGTACGAATGGGTACAACAGGAGACGCTGATGCTTATGCAGAGCTTAATATGGCTGCTGCTGCTGATACAGATTATTATAATATCCTTGACGACACAGACGCTATTATAGCTGCTGCTGTTCCTGCGGATACTCAGATAGAGGTTGCTTTTATTACCCCTACTGGTGGTACTCCTGCTGGTAAAGGACACGTTAATATAACTATCGGTTGGTTCTAAATTTGTGGGGCTGGCTGTACGACATCTTGAATGGGATGCAGTCCAGCCCTTTCTTTAAGGCTTAATGAAACTTGTAATTGTAAATTCACATGAGCGTAGTGGTACTCATTTCTTAATGAATACGATTGCTCTCAACTTTGGATATTGTAGCTTTCCTTATTACAATATGGATATGCCTGTACTGCCGCACATACCTAATAATATGTTAGCGGTGCTACAACAGATACAAGAACCAAGACATATAATAAAATCACATTATGAAGGAACATTCTTCAGACCAATTATAAATAAAATTACAAAACACGCTCATGTGTTTTACATCTACAGAGAAGAAGAAGGTGTATTTAAAAGTTGTCTGAAGCATTGGAATAGTCTAACCTGGGAAGAAGCTGCCAGATGTGAAACTGTTGATGAGCTTAAAGTAGCACAACCTTATGGTGGTTGTATGCGTTATCAGTTCAGGCAGTATCCTTCCATGTTAGCAAGATGGCAAGGACATAAAGCAAGCTGGAAAGAGAAGATGGGTGGCGCTGATATAATCTATGTAAGGTATGATGATTTATCGCACCGTTTTGATAAGACACTTATGATAATATCTAAACGAATGGGTATTCCGATAATAGGTGGTATTGCTCGTAAACCAGATAAGAGTAAGACAGTACGGGATGGAGAATTTAATGAAAAAGAGGTCACTTGAAAAAGCCGAAAGCCTTATTGATACGGTACGGAGCATTTGGGGATACGATTATGCTTACTCCTTTATTACGGAAATTGAAGGAGGAGGGATACCATGTGACAATGAACATGACTCCGAGAGCAAAAGCTGTATTGAACCACAATCCTCACATAGACCAATACATAATGCAAAAGGAGAATCAGATACCTAATGAACAACTTGGGAGTTACTGGAAGAATCTGTCTGAAGGTTACGATAAAGTTATTAATCTGTCTGGTTCAGTTGAAGGTGGTTTGCTTAAAGTTGAAGGAAAACCTGCTTTTCGTTGGGAGCATGAAGTAAGACATGAGAAATGCAATAGGAACTATTATGACGAGCAATTCAAAAAAGCAGGATATGATACAACAGGCAAGGTGGGAGAACTTTTTTTTACACGACTTGAGCATCAACTTGCTAAGACATACATTAAGAAATATAGAAAAAGATTTACGGTCATGTGGTCACTTGCAGGAAGCTCGTTCCACAAAAACTATCCCTATACACAAATAGTTTGTGATTGGTTATGCAAACTTTATGATGATATAGTATTTATTTTAGTTGGTGATGCTGTTAGTGTTATGTTAGAATGGGAGCATCCACAGGTAAAATGCAGGTCAGATAAATGGTCAATTCGTCAGGCTATGTTGATGACAAAATATGTTGATTTAGTAGTTGGCTCAGAGACAGGGATATTAAATGCGGCAGGGTGCTATGACACGCCAAAGATTGTCCTCTTGTCTCATTCGTCTGAGGAGAATCTCACGAAATACTGGAAGAACTGTACCAACTTACACGCATCTCAGGATGAAGTACCCTGTTATCCTTGTCATCAGTTGCACTATACTTTGGAGTCTTGCCCTTTACATGAGAAATTAAAGACACCTTTATGTATGACACAACTTAAATATGAAGTTGTTAAGAACGAAATAGAACGACAATATAAGGAATGGAAAAATGGGTGTAGGTGACGCAGAGGTATGGTTAAAAGATGACACGAATACTCCTTTTGGAGTGGAGCGTGATGGCAATAGGATTGTAGTTAAAGATGACTACTGAATGGAAATGTATTAAGTGTGGTCAATGTTGTATTGGCGCTAATGTTACTGTAAACTTGGAAGCAGAAGCAGCAAGGTTCTATAGTTACTTTGGTATAGAGATAAGTAAAGTAAATGATGAGTATAAAGGCAAATTTCAAACAGGAACAGTTTGTAAGTTCTGTAGGAATAAGATGTGCGAAATATATGAGAACAGACCACAGATATGTAAAGACTACCCTATAGTAGAGAAGGATGGGAAGAAACAATGTTGGGGGGTAAATGATGGCACATATAGAAAGTGATAGTAGAGTAGAAAGTGGAATGGATTTTAAAGTTGATGGAGGTGAGATAACTCCATTGGGAATGATGTCTGTTCAGGCTGAAGCGATTATGAAGCGCAAGCAAGATAAGCCTCACTCAGTAGGTGTTTTTACTGATGGCGCTAAAGGAGATAGTGGTGAGTTAGAAGGTATGCCAACTCCAGAAGAGTTTACTGAGTCTGATTTTAATGTTGCATTAAGATTCCCTTCTGCTATAAGAACTATGTGGAGTGATGACGTAGCCATAGAAGTTATGGAGGCGCTGTTATTACATAAACCTTTTGAATTGCTAAACCAGAAACTACAACGGAAAGGAGAACAAGATGCCAGATAGAATAGCAATAGGACTGAATATTATACCAAATTCTCACCCTTCAGATGAACACCACGACAAGGTGAGAAAAGCAAAAAGGAAGAGAGATGCCGATAAAAGAGAGAGGATGCAGTTTGCAAGAAAGGGTAGAAACGGAGAAGATAAAATGAGAGACACACGGAACACTCCGATAGCACAAGGCTAATGTTTCACTACCAGTTTTCATATTATAAACGGAACAATAGAGGAGAGATAAGTATGGGGTATTGGGTCGGCTTTACTGCCAAGAATGGCAAAGAATGTAATTTCTATGTAGAAGATGATAGAGGAAAACGAAGATTCTATAATGGGAAAGACAAAAAAAATGAGTATAGAAGCGAAGAGCCATACGACACCTTAGAAGATAATACTCCAAAAGTTATAGAACGAAAAATAATACCAGATGCTTCAGAGCCAATACAAAGCACACATAACAGACCAGTATTAGAGCAGGAAGTAAAAGAAGCAAATGCTGAAAGATTTGTTGCATTAAAAACAGATTTAGGGCAGCAAGCAAAAGCATTATTGTCTGAGGGTAGGTTAAATCATACCACCTTTACAAAACTAATATCTAACAAAGCATCTTTAACTGACAAGAAACTTAGTAAGCCAAAGTATGATGCTATCATAAAGGAGTTAATAGATAACGAAATAGCAGAGAAAAAAGGCTTGAATTATATTTATAAATAGTGTATGTAGTAACTTAATATACAACATCAGGAGACGACAACATGGCTGCTCCAACAGCTCCGACACTTGCGATTATTACAACTGAAGGTATAAAGAAGGCTGGCTACGGTAACGCTGCATCTTCACTTTTAACTCGTTCACAAGACGAGTGGATAGAAGAGATAAAGAATGATATATGGACTTTATCTAAGAAGTTAAAATCCCTCTATGCTACTTCATTTGCTGTTACTACTAATGGAGTAGAGAAGTATTCCTACCCTACAGATTTCTCCTCAGAAATGTCAATAACACTAATGACTGGAAGCGTTACTGGTACGGCTCAAGCAGGGGCGGCTACTACTATAACCCTTGCTGCTGCTAATACCGCTTCTGATTTAATTGGCAAAGAAATAATGATTTTATCTGGTACTGGTTCTGCGCAGATAAACCAGATAACTGCCTTTGTAGCTTCCACTAATGTTGCAACCGTAAACGATACTTGGTCAACTAACCCTGACAGTACATCTGTTTATATGGTTGTTGATAAGTATAAAGACCTTCAGCAAACTCCTGTATGGCGACATGACTCTGGAAGAACCTCACCGGAGAGAGGAGAACCTACACATTTCTTTCCTATCGGAGATTCCGATAATGGAGAATTTATTTTATTTCCTACACCTTTCCGTTCTGCGAGTGATACAAATGGGTACGGTATTCGTCATCAATATTATGCTGACCTTCTTCGTGTTGACCTGGCTTCTACTTTAATGACAACTTTATATAGAAGGTGGAGGAGTCTCTTTATACAAGGTGTAAAGTATAAATGTTTAGAAGATTTAGATGACAATAGGCAGGGGCAGGAAGCTCAGAAGTATCGTGGGGATTTAAACGCTATGATTGTTCGTGAGGCTTATGGTGTGGATTTAAGTAATCTTAATATTTCGGTGGAGGGATAATGGGATACTCAGGACAGACTATTGAGATTGATTTAAACGCAGGTGGGTTTAATTACAATCCTAACCTTGACTCTTTGCAGTTAGGAGCTATGATTGATGGCTCTATTAATACAACTCTGCAAGATGGTGGGCGCAGGAAGCGTGGTGGTACTTCTCATGTAAACACTAGTGCCATTTCTGGTACACCTAAGTTAATGAAGCTACATGATTTTATTCTGACTACTGGAACTCAGTTTCTTATGATGGCTGGTGCTGATGGAAAACTTTATAAGAATTTTACAGATACTTTAAAAACAGGATTATCTACCACAAACTATTGGGATATGTCAAGCATGAATGACTTGCTTGTTACTACTGATGGTGCATCTGTATTACAGACATGGGATGGTGCTGCTGGTAGTACATCAGATGTGTCCACTCCTGCACCTGATTGGGCTACTGATTCTTTATATCCACAGCAGTTGGTTTTACATGGTAGAGGATTATCTCAAAGGATGTGGTCTTGGACAACTAATAATAAAATCTTTGGTAGTAAAATATTTGATGCAGATGATTGGGGTGCAACTAATGGATTTATTTCAGACACTAATAACGTGTTTGCTACGAGAGAGGGAGGCAGTATTACTGGTATGTATGAGTTTGGTGATAGTTTGTTTATCACTACTGCTCGTAATACTTATATTCTACAAGACTCAAATTCTGACATTTCTACATGGGGTTTTACTTTAGCACAGTTTAATGCTGGTTCTGCTCATTGGAGAGTTATGGCACGGACTCCTAATGATATGTTGATAATGATGGATGATGGAGAAATTTATAGTCTTGTTACTGTAAATGCGAAAGGTGATTACAAAGCCTCAAGTATTACTAAACCAGCTTTTATAGATAGGTGGATTAGAGATAATGTAGATTTAACACAGATAAGTAAGTTCCACATAAACTACGACCCTAAGATAAGGGCAGTATTGGTGTTTATGGTTAAGTCTGGTTCTACTGTAGTTGATGTGTGCTTACCTTATTTTATAGATAGACCAGTTGACCAAGCGTGGGGTGCGCCTTTTGAGAATGAAGATTTTGATTGTGGATATAATGCTTCTGTTTCAGCTTTAGTTAAAGTTGCTGCTGGTGATTACAGATTAAGGACAGGTGCTAACACTACAGGGTTTGTTTGGGATTTAAACCAATCAACCTTTGCTGACAATAATGAAGCATACACGGGTAAGGTGTATTTACCAGAATCTGGATTTGGTGATAATGTAAGTATGAAGATGTTTAAGCGAATCATCTTCACAGGATTTAATACAGCTATAAATGATGATGATGATTTAAGTCTTCAATGGACAACGGATGGGATAGCTAATACACCACAGTCTGTTAATTTTATAGCGTTGGCATTAAAGGTTGATGACCCTGATGCTATCGTAGACCAAGCCATAGTAGGTTGTCCTAAAGGTAGTTTATATAACCTAGAGGCTATATTGCCTTTAGGACAACCTGCTCGTAGGATAGGTATAAGATTTTCTAATAGTACAGAGGGTGATGACTTTTATGTAACTTCAGTTCAAGTAGATGTTAAACCTCTTGGGAGGAGACCGACACCAAGTAGAACATCAGTAGCTCAATAGGAGGAGAGAATGGCAACTTACATTAGTAACACAACGGCAAACACGACTTGGATAGCTAATATAACAGTTATAACGGCAGCAAGATTAAACACAGAGAACACTAATATTCTTGCAAATGATGTTGCTTTGGATACAGCTTTAGCTCTTTCACATGACAGCACAGGTTATTTTAATCCTACTGTTGGAAGTGATGTAGCATCTACAAATGCTTTAACATTAGGCACAGGAAACATATTTGATATAACTGGTACTACTGCTATCACAAGTATAGGTACTAAGGGTACTGGTTATATAGTTTGGCTTCAGTTTGATGGGATTTTGACATTAACTCACCATGCTACCGATTTAATTCTTCCTGATGATTCAAATATTACAACTGCTGCTGGAGATGTAGCTTGTCTTTATGAGTATGCTTCTGCCGATTGGAGATTAATTTCTTATAGCAGGTCAGACGCTACTTCAGGAGTGTTAAGTGTTGCGAATGGTGGAACAGGTGCTACCACATTAACTGATGGTGGAATATTGTTAGGTTCTGGAACTAGTGCTATAACTGCCATGTCGGTTCTTGCTGATGGTTCAATTATTGTTGGTGATGGTGCTACTGACCCTGTAGAATTAGCAGCGTTCACATCATCTACTGGAACATTAAAACATGAAAAGGGTGGGGTAGAGGCTGATATTTCAGCCATAGCTGATGGAGGCATAGTTGTAGGTACAGGAGCAGGCACTATGGCTATAAGGGCAAGTGCGTTAACTGGAGGAGCTTCAGGTTACATAAAACACGAACTTGGTGGGATAGAAGCTGATATTTCAGCAGTTGCCATTGGAGATATTGTTGTTGGAACTGGTACTGGTTCAATGGCTCTTGTAACCTCGACTGGTCATTCTGATGGTGATGTTTTAACAAGACAAGCAGATGGGTCGGTT